ATACTCTGATGAGTCTACGATGAAAAATGAGTACGGTAAGGTATTGGATATCACAACTGATAATGACCAGATATACGATATACTACATAATTTGTTTTATGATATCATAAACATAGAATTTAATCTATGGCCTTGGGTTCGTAATATGAATAAGTATGGTGATTTCTTTTTACAATTGGAAGTCGCTGAAAAGTATGGGGTAACAAATGTGACTCCTATGTCTGCTTACGATGTTGCTAGAATGGAAGGACACGATCCTGACAATCCACAATTAGTTCAGTTCTTACTAACACCACAAGGTGATGCTAATAGACATTCAGCTAAACAACAAGACCCAAAGACATTTGANAACTATGAGGTAGCTCATTTTAGATTACTTTCAGATTCTAACTATGTACCTTATGGTCGTTCTATGTTAGAGGGTGGTAGAAAGGTTTGGAAACAATTAACTCTTATGGAAGACGCTATGTTGATACATCGTATTATGAGAGCACCAGAGAAGAGAATATTTAAGTTAGATATCGGTAACATACCACCAGCAGAAGTTGACAACTACATGCAGCAGGTAATTAATAAGATGAAGAAAGCTCCTGTAATCGATGAGAAAACAGGTGACTACAATCTTCGTTACAACATCCAAAACCTTACAGAAGATTTCTTTTTACCTGTAAGAGGTGGGGATAGTGGAACCAACATCGAATCACTTAGTGGTTTGGATTACGATGCTGTCGATGATATCGAATATTTAAGAAACAGACTTATGGCTTCTTTAAGAGTTCCAAAGGCTTTCTTAGGATATGAGGAAGGGTTAGGTTCTAAAGCTACATTAGCTGCTGAGGATGTTCGTTTTGCCAGAACGATAGAAAGAATACAGAGAATTGTAGTTAGTGAGTTGACTAAGATTGCAGTGGTTCACTTATACTCACAAGGGTTTAGGGATCAAGAGTTAGTAAACTTCGATTTAAATCTTACAAACCCATCTACAATTTATGAACAAGAAAAAATTGAGTTGTGGAATAACAAAACATCTTTAGCAGAGTCTATGGTTAGGGATGGATTGGTTTCTTCGGAATGGATTTATAAGAATATATTCGGATTTACAGACGAACAAATTAAAGAAAATGATGACCAAATAATTTTCGATTACAAAAATAAATTTAGAAGACAGCAGATTGAAGCCGAAGGTAACGATCCTGCTAAAAGTGGACAATCACAAGGTACACCATCTGATTTAGCTATGGGTAGGACTGGTCATGAGTTGGATGATGAGGGTGGTTCGGAAGAAGGTGGACAACCAGGCGCTGGAAGACCAAAAGAAGCTAACAAATATAGCAAAGATAGTGGAGCTAGAGGTAGAGATCCGTTAGGTGCGCATGATAAAAAGGTTGCTTATGGTGGAGTTGCTACTAAACATTACGAAAATTTATTCAAACACTTAGGTACTAATGCAAAAACTTTACTTTCTGAGTCAAGTGAGTTAGAAAATGAGTATAAATCAGAAGTATCTTCTATTAATACTAAGAAAAATTAAGTAATGATATATTTATATATGAAGTATTATACAAATGATTGGAGTTTAAAATGAGTTCAAAAACAAAACACTCAAAAATCCGTAATACGGGTATCTTATTTGAGTTATTGACAAGACAAATTACAGTTGATGTCCTAAACAATGATAAAAAGGGTTCAGCTGCTAAAATATTAAAGGAATTTTTCAATAAGAAAACTCAATTAGGAAAAGAGTATGAGTTGTACAGAGTTTTGACTGTAGAAAATTACACATCTGAAATCAAAGCCAATCATTTAGTAGATGCTGTAGTAAAAGCTCGTCAAAAATTAAATAATTCTCAGTTAAAAAGAGAAAAATACAATTTAATTAAAGAAATTAAGAAAAATTACGACATAAATGACTTCTTTATGGCTAGGATTCCAAATTATAAGGTAAATGCTTCAATATTTAAGGTTTTCGATTCCAATACTGATGGAAATCCAGCTACAGAGACAGATAGTCGCTTTACGATCGTAGAACACGTAACAAGAAAACAAAAATCCAACAAAAAAGAGGATAAGAAACTTGTTGAGGGTTACAAAAAGCAAGAAAAGGACTTGAGATTGCTTGCATATGGTATATTAGTCGAAAAGTTCAATAAAAAGTATAGTTCTTTGAGTCAATCACAGAAAAAATTACTTAAAGAGTATATTAACAACATTTCTAACACAAATTCTCTTAAAGAGTTCGTAGAAACCGAAACTTATAAGGTAAAAGCCAAACTCCAATCATTTTTACCTAAAGTAAGTGACAAAGTTACTAAGATTAAGCTCAAAGAAGCTATCAATCAAGCAGAAACTCTTATGAAGGGTAGAATTGTGGAAGACAAACAAGTAGTTACACTAATGAGATATTATCAATTAGTTAAGGAGCTTGAAAATGTCAAAAATGGATAAACTCAAAGAGATAATCAGAGAGTTAATCAAAAAGGAGCTTGATGAAGCCTCTACTTCAGCCGCCACGCCAGGTTATCACACCTTACGCATTTAGTGGTGGTAGAAAGAAAGACAAAAAGAAAAAGAAGAAGATAGCTACCAACTCTACCGGCTATAGTAAAGTCAATGAGGGTAGATATCATCAATATAGAAACGATGATACTATGACTCCAAAGCAAAAGATAGGTCGTTCTATGAGAGAGATTAGAGATAGTCTCAATAATTTAGATAAATTAGTAAAGATGAATGTTCGTCTTAAAAATGAATTGAATGTCGATTCTAGGTCATATTGGAAAAATACACATAAGGCTTTAAATAAAATAAGTGAGAGGTTAGTTAAACTAGCAAACAAAGTTGGTCAGTTACAGTAGAGTAATACCATGCCTTTCGAAGATAATAAAAAGTCTTATATGGACACTTTGTTCAGTATAGCCACTTTGTTGAAAAGATGGCAGGTAGAGATACAGAACAAAGATATAGATAAGAATTATATGTTAAGGAGACTTAACCAATGGATAGAACAATTGGAAAGTCTTAAACACGAAATAATGATGGGGAGAGATAAATAATGATATCACTACATGAAATCGCAAAAAATATTGAATTAGAAAGAGACGAGCAAGACAAAGATAAAAAAGTCTATAAAACCAAAGGTGGTAAGTGGGCTGGAGATTACGAAGGGGATATAGAATATTTTGATGACGCAGAAAAAGCAAAACATTGGTCACAAAAGGGTGATATGGAATTTGGTGATGATGGTGGCGACAGTAAAGATGACGAAGATTCTGCTGGAAAATTAAGTGGTAGTGATTTCGAAAGAGATGGCGGTGACGAACCTAAAGATGAACCTAAAGATGAACCTAAAAGTGAACCAAAAGATATAAAAGGTTCAATCGCTGGTAATGAAGATGCTATTGATTTTGCACAATCTCTTGCTCAAGGGTCAGAAACTAATTTGTCATATCAAGGGTTGAAAGATGCAGGTCATGAGGATTTAGCAAAAGCTATATACAATGCAGATTCAGAAGAAGAAAAGAAAGAATTGGTAAGAAAAGCATCGGAAGAATCAGATGAACCTGAAAGCCAAGGCTCATCTAAAAAACAAAAGTTAGAAAAAGAAATTGAACAACTTGATAGTCAGATACAAGATGAAGTAGATAGTATGAATCCGGACACAGATTATATACAGAAACTTACCGCTAAAAGAGATAAACTTGAAGATATGTTAGATAATATGGATGAATCAATCAAAGTAATTAACGGAAAGAAGTACAGAGCAGTAAAAGAGTCTACGGAATCTGAAAAGCACGTACTAAAAGAAAACTATGATAGATTTTTTGGAGATAAAAAATGATTTCTTTATTAGAAATAGCAAAGAACATTNATGAAGCTGAAATGAAACTAAAGCCTAAAGGCGGTGGTAAGGTAGTAGTTTTTAAAAATAAAGACAACTATGAAAAAGCATTAAAATCTGGTGATTATGAAGAACCAAAAGGCTCTAAAAAAGTGAAAAGTAAAGATTCAGATATGGATTTTGGTAGAGCAGCTGATGATGAGGCTGATGATATGGATAGAGATGCGAGATTTGCAGCAGATGCTGAAGATGACGATGGGATTCATCCAGATGATGAAAAAAATGCATCAGAAAAAGAAAATGAAAAATTAGAAAAAGAATTACAGAATATTGCAAAAGATAAAGGACTAACAGTTGGTTCAGAAGAAGCAAACTACGGTGGAGAGATTCATAGTTTGGTTGGAAAAG